AAGTACAAGCGCAGCGAGATCTGCGGGCTCTATCGCGTGCCGCCCCATATGATCGCGGATCTCGAGCGCGCGACGTTCTCGAATATCGAGCAGCAGGCGACGGGCTATCTCGTCTTCGGGCTCGTCCCGCGTCTGCGTCGCATCGAAACACGCATGGCCGAAAGCCTGGTCTCGCTCGCCGAGCGCGACACACTCTACGTCGAGCACGACGTTGACATGTTGCAGCGCGGCGACTACAAGACCCGCATGGCCGGCTACAAGGACGCGGTGAGCACGGGCTGGATGTCGCGCAACGAAGTCCGGCAGAAGGAGAATATGAACGCGGGTCCGCCGAAGCTCGACGAATTCTTGGACCCGGCGTTTCTCACAGGCAAGCAAGACCCGCAAGACGCGCAAGACCCGAGCGCCGCGTCGGGCGGTGACGCGTAGATGGGACCTGCTCTCGTCGTTCGGCTCTCGGCGCCGAGCGCGACGCGCTCACGCGTGCGCGCGCCGTCGTGCGTCGCACGGACGCTCACCGCGCTCGAGACGCGCGCTCGCCTCCTTCCCGCCTTTACCATGAACCGCTTCTACCTCAAGCAAGGCGATACGGCGCGCTCGCTCTCCTGCGTGCTCGAGGACAACACGGGCGCCGCGCAGGATCTGACCGGCGCAACGGTGACGTTCTCGATGCGCGAGAAGGAGACGCAGGCCGTCAAGGTCGACGCGCTGGCGGCGACGGTCGTCACGGCGGGAACGGGTCTCGTGCGCTATGACTGGGCCGCGGACGACGTCGATACGCCGGGCACGTACGAGGGCGAGTTTCGCGTCACGCTCTCGAGCGGGAAGCAGATCTCGTTTCCGTCGGGCCAGGCGCCGCTCGACTACCTCCTCATCATCGTCCAGGACACCGTCTAATGCGCAACTCGATCTTCAATCGCTCGCGCGATTCGCGGCCCGATCTGCGCATCGTGCACAACGGCGGGAGCGACGAGGCGGAGGTCACGATCTACGACGAGATCGGGCCGTGGTACGGCGTGAACGCGAAAGAGTTCGTCAGCGACATCAAGGCGCTTGACGTCAAGACGATCCGCGTCCGCATCAACTCGCCGGGCGGCTCGGTCTTCGACGCGGTCGCGATTGCGAACGCGCTGCGCGAGCACAGCGCGCACGTCGTCACCCACGTCGACGGTATCGCCGCGTCGGCCGCGTCGTTCATCGCGACGGCCGGCAACGAAGTGCGGATGGCGGATAACGCGTTCATCATGGTCCACGACCCGAGCACGTTCGGATACGGGAACGCGGCCGACTTCCGCAAGCTCGCCGATACGCTCGATAAGGTCGGCGACATGATCGCGAACGAATACGTCAAGCGCACGGGCCAGACGCTCGCGACCGTCAAGCAGTGGATGAGCGACGAGACGTGGTTCAGCGCCGAGGAGGCGCAGGACGTCGGCCTCGTCGATCACGTCGACGGGACGAGCACGGTGAACAACACGTTCGACCTTAGCGTCTTCGCGCACGCGCCCGCGGCCTTGACGAAGCCGAGCGCGTCGCGCGAGAAGCGCGACCTGGAAGTCGTCCTGCGTGAGGCAGGACTCTCTCGCTCCGAAGCGAAGCGTGTCGCGGCGCTCGCGTCGGCCCCGCCCCAGCGCGACGCTGGCGACGGAAGCGAGGCTCTCGCGACGGATCTGCAGGCGCTGTTGCAGGCGTTTTCCTCTCCTACCCTCTGACGTCATCCCCATGCGAATCCTCCTCCGCAAGTTCCACGGGTATTTCGGCGCGATGATCGCCGGAAGCTCCGGGCGCCCGATCGGCCCCGCCACAGGCGGGAGCGCCGCGCCCGCGCTCGCCGTTCAGGGCTTCGGCCTCTGGTCGCTGCTCGTCGTGACGATCCTCGCGGCGCTGCTCTTCTTCGCGGCCACGCTCGGCCACGTCTCGCACGGTCACGCGCTCGCGTTCGGCATCGCGGGCACGACGACCGAGGAGATCAAGAGCACGATCGCCAGCATCAAAACCGCGTTCGAGGATTTCAAGCGCTCGAACGACGAGCGCCTCAAGGAAATCGCCGACAAGGGCCACGCCTCGGCCGACGTCGTGCAGAACGTCGAGAAGGCGAACACGGCGATCACGAACCTCACGACCGAGCTGAGCGAGCTGAAGGCTCAGCTGCGCGAGGTCGAGAACGCGAACGCACGCCTCGCCCTCGCCTCGGGCTCGATCACCGACGAAGCGCGCGAGCAGGCGCGCCAGTTCAAGGCCACGGTGACGAATACGCCGCTGCGCAAGATCACGGCGTCGAGCATCACCGAGGCCGACGTCAAGGCGATGCGCGACTACGGCGACGCGCTTGAGCACTACATGCGCAACGAGTACAAGGGCATGTCGGCCGAGATGCGCAACGCGCTCCAGACGGGCTCGGACCCGAATGGCGGGTTCGCCGTCAAGCCGGATACATCGGGCCGCATGGTGAAGTTCCTCGTCGACGAGTCGCCGATCGTCGAGTACTGCTCCCAGCAGACGATCGGGACCGACGCGCTCGAAGGCGATCTGGACATGGACGAGGACGTGACGAGCGGCTGGGTCGGCGAGACCGAGACGCGCTCGGAGACGTCGACGCCGCGCGGGCCGGGCGAGTGGCGCATCCCGATCTACGAGCAGTACGCCATGCCGAAGGCTACGCAGAAGATGCTCGACGACGCGGACCGCGATATCGAGGGCTGGCTGGAGAAGAAGGTCGGCCGGCGCTTCGGCCGCGTCATCCAGTCGGCGATTCACAGCGGCACGGGCGTCAAGCAGCTGAAGGGTTTCCTCACGTACGCGTCCGTCGGCAACAAGCCGGCCGCGACGAACCTCGCGAGCTGGCAGCGCATCGAGACGCTGAAGACCGGCGTGAACGGCGCGTTCGCCGCGTCGAGCCCGGGCGACAAGCTGATCGATCTCATCAACGCGCTGCGGCCCGAGTATCGCGCGGCGGCGAACTTCTTCATGCCGCGCCTCGTCGTCGCCGAGGTGCGCAAGCTCAAGGACGGCCAGGGCAACTACCTCTGGCAGCCGTCGTTCAACGAGCGGACCGGCGCCCAGCTCCTCGGCTACGGCATCGTCGAGGACGAGGGGCTGCCGGCGCTGACGGGCAACGACATCTCGACCGTCTTCGGCGATATGAAGTCGGCCTATCAGCTCGTCTACCACAAGACCGGCATCCGCCTCCTGCGCGACAACCTGACGCAGAAGGGCTGGATCCTGTTCTACACGACGCAGCGCGTCGGCGGCGACGTCGTCGACTTCCAGGCGCTGAAGTTCCTCAAGTTCTCGACGTGATCGGACGCGATCGACTCGCCCGGCGCGCGAGCGCGCGCTGGGCTCGTCGCTCCTTCTTCCACATTAGACCGGAGCCACTCGCATGGCTGGTAATCTGAAGGACATCAAGCCGCTCGTCTATCCGGCGCAGTCGCTCGGCCCGGTGGCCGTGACGGCGGCAGCGAACGGGACGGGCGTCGATCTCTCGAACTACGACGCGTGCCTCGCGCGCCTCAGCGTCGGGGCGCTCGGCGGCACGACGCCGACCGTGACGTTCAAGCTCCAGGAGTCTGACGACGACGTGACGTATACGGACGTCGCGGACGCGGATCTCGACGGGGGCGCGAACGGCATCACGATCTCGGCGGCGAACGCGAACGCGTCGAGCATCATCACGCGCACGTACATGGGCTACAAGAAGTACGTGCGCTGGATCTGCTCGGCCGTCAGCGGTACGACGCCGTCGCTCCCGACGGACGCGGGCTTCATCCTCGGTCACCCGCACGCGTACATCGGGTACTGATCGATGACTCTCTTCCTCGTTACCCCGCCAGCCTCCGAGCCGCTTAGCCTCCTCGAAGCGCAGGCACATCTCCGGCTCGACGCGTCGAACCTCGAGCCCGCGCCGGTCGCGCCGTTAGTGGCTCTCGCGAGCGCTGGCGCGGGTAACGTGGACGAGGGCGTGCATCGCTATCGCGTGACGTTCGTGACCGCCGACGGAGAGACCGAAGGAGGCGTCCCGTCGTCGGCTGTAACGATCAGTGACCAGACGACGAACGGGCAAGTGGCCGTTACGATGATCCCGCTCGGCGGTCCTCACGTGCTCGCGCGCAAACTCTATCGCACGCTGGCGAACGGCGCGGAGTACTTTCTGCTCGCGACGCTCGACGATAACGCGACGACGACGTACAGCGACGACGCGCCGGACGTTGCGCTCGGCGTCGGCTGCCCGACGCTGAACACGACGGGCGACCCGTACCTGCTCAATTGCATCGCCACGGCGCGCGAAGACGTTGAGGCTTACTGCCGGCGCGCGCTCATTCGACAGACGTGGCGCCTCGTGCTCGATGGCTTTCCGGCTTGCGACGAGATCGCGCTGCGGCGCCCGCCCCTGCTCGGCGTCGTCGCCGTGAATTACCTCGATCTCACGAATACCCAGCAGTTGCTCGACGACACTGTGTACGAGGTCGACCCGTACGCGCTGCCGCCGCGCCTGCTACTCGGCTATCAGCAGTTCTGGCCGCCGACGTTTCCGAAGCGCAACGCCGTCAGCGTCGACTTTGAGTGCGGCTACGGCGATTCGCCCGCGAGCGTCCCGCAGTCGATCCGCACGGCGATGAAGCTCATCGTTGGCGACCTCTACGAAAATCGCGAGCCGTACATCAAGGGCACGATCATCAACGAGTCGCCGACGCTGCGGCGCTTACTGACGCACTATCGCTACAAGGAGATGGTGTAATGCGCGCCGGTGACCTGCGCACGCGCGCTCTGCTTCAGGCCCGTGTCGAGCGCGACGACGAGATGGGAGGCAAAGCCGTCTCGTACGCGACGCTCGGCGCACTGTGGTGTAGCGTCGTCACCGAGGGTCGCGACGCGCGCGAGCTGTACGAGGCGCGCAAGCTCAACCCGAAGCTCACGCATCTCGTCCAGGCGCGCTATCGGCCCGGCGTCACGCCGAAGATGCGGCTGATCGTCGCCCAGCGCGTGCTCGACATCGTCGGCGTCGTCGATCGCGATGGGCGCCACGCCGAGATGCACTTGCTTTGCGAGGAGGTCGTCCGTGCCTGACGTGAAGATCACGACCGTTCTCGAAGGCGTGCCGAACTTCGTTCGCGCCGTGCAGCGCACAGACGAACGCACGCGTGTCGAAACGATTGCCGCCGTCAAGCGCGGGGCCGAGATCGTCGCCGCGAAAGCGCGCGCTCGCGCCCCGCGTCGCTCGGGCGAACTCGCGGAGACGATTCGGCCCGAGCCGTCGAAGAACGAAATGGTCTTCTACGTCAAGGCCGGCTACGGCAAGCTCCTGCGGCGCTCGCGCGCGAATAGCTCACAGCGCGCCGCGAAGCAGTTTGCCAAGCAGCAGTCGCGGCGCGAGGGGAATAAGCTCCAGCTCGCGCTGGCGAATAACTCGCGGCAGGCGCTGAGCGTCGTCGATCTCGGCGTCTACGCGCCGGTTGTCGAGCGCGGTGACCGTCGCCGACACAAGCCGAAGCGACCCTTTCTCGTGCCGTCGCTCGTCGAAGAGCGCGAGGCCATCGCCGCCGACATCAAGCGCGCGCCCGAGCGCGCGGCGCGAGAGGCCGGACTCGAATGAGCTACTCCGGATTAAACCCGACCCAGCTCGCCGTCGTCCAGCGCTTGCGCGCGAGCGCGGCAATAGCGTCACGCGTGACGGGTATTCTCGACGCCGTGCCGGAGGGGCAGGCGTTTCCGTACATCGCCTTTGTCGACCCGAGCGAAGTCCCCAATCGCTACTTCGGCCAGAACGGCCACCTCGTCGTTTTCTCCCTCGAGATCGTCACGCAGGACGGCTCGAGAACGCCCGAGGGGCGCGGCAGCGCCGGCAATCGGGAAGGCGGCGAGATCGTCGAGCTGGTCGTCAACGAGCTCACAGATCTCTCCAACCCCATCCTCGTCGAAGGCCACGATGTCGTCGACGTCGATATAGAATCGGTCGTTGTCTCCGTCGACGACGACGGCACGACGCGGCGTCACCAGCTGACCTTTACCGCCGAACTCGAGGACGAGTTGTTATGATGACGCTGGACCGCGCGGACCTTGTCGCCCATCTCGTCGAGATGCGCAATCGCATTGACGCCGCGCTTACGATCCTCGTCGGAAACGACGAGCAGGCGCCCGCTTGCTCGCACCCGCCCGAGTCGATCGTCGACGCCTCGACGATGGACGACGACGGCGATCAGTACCGCTGCACGCGATGCGGCCTGACGAAGTCCGAACCCTTCTACACGGAGACATAAGCGTATGCCCGGAACGCCTGGCAAGAAGGCGCGCGTCAAGTGGTGCGCGACGTCCGGTGGCTCCTACGTCGTCATTCAGGGGCTGCGGTCGTTCAACCACTCGATCGACGGCGCGAACATCGATGATTCGGAATTCGGCGTCGACTGGGTGCAGCGCATCCAGGGCCTCAAGGACGGGAAGCTCACGCTCACCGGCATGCGTCGCCTCGGCGATACGAACGGACAGAACGCGCTTCTCACGGCGTACCTCAACGACACGTCGATCTACATTCAGGTCCTGCCGGACAACGGCACGACGAGCGGCGTTGGTTTTCAGCAGGAGATGAAGGTGTCGAAGTTCGCCGGTGACTCGGCGGTCGACGGCGGCATCGGGCTCTCGATCGAACTCGAGGGCACGGGCGCCATCACGCTCGTCTAATCCCTTTCCGCGAGGATTCGTATGCCTGGCACCGCCGGTCGCCGCGGTCTCGTTAAGGTCCCTGGCGCAGCCGTCGCGCTCGCGGCCGAGGCGACGACGAACGCGGGCGACGATCAGACCTACCAGATCACGAACGCGGCAAAGCGCGTCCTCGACCCGACGGCGACGATTACCGTCAACATCGGGGGCGTCGCGATGCCGGCGGGCGGGGCCGACCCGTGGACGCTGAATCGGCTCACG